CCTTTTGTGCTTCGAGAACAGTCGCACCTTCGTATCCTTGATCCCCCAGTTGACCATACTGAATAGTTGGAACCATGAATCCCATCTCCCTCGCCTTCTTTGTTAATTGACTAAACACCTTGATTTGTTGCCCCCGTTCCACGAGATAACACAAGGGTACCCAGGTTGCCTTCGCCATTTCCAGAAGGTTAATCAGTATACACAGTTTAGACAAAAGTCTGTGCGGGAGAAGGGTATCCTTAATACAATACTCCGCAACTTCCCGCAATTTCACGGGGTCACCTTCATTGTATCGAGCAAACATTTCCTTCGCAGGCATATCAATTTTATTGTCACCGAGATACAACTTAGACACGTTATCGAGTTTATACGAATCAAGTTTGTATCCCTTCTTCACCTCATGGAACAAATCGAAAATGAAACGGCCGGGCATACTCACGAGTTTCAAATCGTTATCTCCCAGAGCACTCGAAGAAAGTTTCTTGAGTGTAAGTTCACAGTTGTATCCCCGCAGTTTACTCAATTGAAAGAATTTTAAGTTACATCGCGTCACGATAGCCCTTTTCATGAGATATTCAAGATCAAATCCAAAGATGTTCCATCCGGTAATAATGTCCACATCCTTTTCGTGTAAATAATCCCTAAATGCTTCGAGCATTTCTCGCTCCGTATCAAATGACACTACGTTACATCCCCCGAGATTAGAATCAGTCTTTTTGTAACATAGACACGTTTTATCGTAAGGTTCATCACTCCCAAATTTACATAATGAAATGGCAATTTGAAAGCACACGTCACCTTCAATATCCGCATCAGGAAATTTACCCGTAGAACTGTTACATTCAATATCCACAGAAGCAACCACAAATGGGGCCGTCTCTGGGTCTTCCACAGGTTTAAGATTTCTCCAGTTTTTACAATCTAAATCAATTTCGGTGTGCGCATTGTAACCCTGAACACATTCGTCTCCACTATCAAGCCATCCGGTAGACTGAATACCCGTTCGGTGCATAAGTCTTAAAACTGGATCCAAGTTTGATTCGTACAATTTTAATTTAAGTGTTTCATCTGGTAGGGGACGTCTGAGACGACCAGCAACCATACGCCTCGAAGCAAGATTCTTGAAAAATAACTGAAGATATGGAAACTGCTCATTATTTTGAAAACCCCATACGTCTTTACGATGAATAGTATTATAACTAGTGAGACAACCAGGACACATCTTCTCAATCTTGTTGTAAATTATCTGAACCCGTTGCTGCGTCACGTTTTTTGGGAGCTTCACAAATAAATATGGTGTAAACGCTGTAGTCACACAGACAGACTTACCATCCTTTGTCTTACCAAAGATACTGACCAAGTGTTCATCATCTGTATCCTTGGTCTCCCAGGTGAGTGCTTGGAAGACAACCATACTTCGTTATGTACCTAAAATTTTAATATCATTTAATAATAATTATGTCAGCTGCACTTGTCGATCTTGTCTCAGTCGGGGCTCAGGATGCGTACATCACTGGTGAACCCCAAGTCAGTTTCTGGCGCCAAAACTATAAACGTCACACTAACTTTGCTCTCAAACCAGAGCGCATGGATTACATTGGTACGTTTAATGGTGGCAACGAAGTTGTTGTCCCAATTCGATCCAAGGGCGATCTTTTGAGTTATGTGTGGGTTGAACACCCAAATATTTCCAATGTCGGTATTAACACCGATGGTCTTCACTCCACCAGCGACACCACGGTTACCGAATTCAGTTTGCACATCGGTGGCCAAGAAGTTTGTCGCATGGATTCTCTCTACGTACAAGGTGTTCACAATGTTATCCTCAGAGACAGCCAATCCAAGGCTTCTTGTGCGGTCACGACCGCCGAAATCGCCGATAACGCCAAGGGTGTCGGTGGATCCGCGGGTGATTATTACATGATACCATTCTTCTTCAGTGAAGACTGGACGAAATCTCTCCCATTGGTAGCTTTGCAATACCACGAAGTTGAATTGCGTATCAAGTGCCGTTCCAATCTAGGTAACCTGGGTGCTGTTCCAAAGATTTATGGTATGTATGCCTACTTGGACACCGCCGAACGCGAACATTTCACCGCTCAAGAACATGAAATTCTCATCACACAGGTGCAATACCAACCAATGACTAAATCCGATACGTCCATTGATCTTACCTATTTCAACCACCCAGTCAAATCTCTTCACTTGACCACGTCCAATGTGAGCACTGGTTCTTGGTCCGATGATTACAGCTTCGCGAGTTCCTCGCTATACATTAATGGCTTGGCTCTTTTCGAAAACACATCCAATACCTTCCACCATAATGTTGTACATGAAATGCACACAACGACTCTTGCGCCATCCTCTCTTGATGCTCTCCCGTTGTTCTCATGGCCATTCTGTCTCACCATGAACAGATCACAACCAAGTGGCACACTAAATTTCTCTCGAATCGACAATGCGAAGTTGACCATTCAAACTCCAAAGTCCGATGCCAGAGATGGTTTGTATAGAGTGTACGCGGCTAACTACAACATCTTGCGAATTAAGGATGGTATGGCCGGTATAGCATTCTCCAACTAAATTAATTACCAGAAGAACCAAATCCACGTTCACCTCTTTGCGTCTGCTTTAGTTCTTCGACTTCTTCTATGAGAGGCGTTTCACATCGCTCCAAAATCATCTGAGCAATTCTATTCCCCTTTTTAATGACGAACGGTTCACTCCCGTGATTAAACAGGATGACTTTCAATTCACCAGTAAAATCTGGATCGATCACACCCGCTCCAGTTTGTATACCATGTTTCAATGTAAGCCCTGATCTAGGGGCTATTCGCCCATATACACCAGATGGAAGAGATGCACAAACACCCGTACTTACGAATGCACGTTCGAGAGGTGGAACCACAATTTCTTCCATACTATATAAATCATAACCTACCGACCCAGGCGACGTTCTCGTAGGAATGATAGCATCTGGGTGCAACTTCTTAATTCGAAGACTCATAATGTAGATTCACATCAAATCTTTATGCGTGTATATGTTAAATGTTGCCACTCGTAATAGCACTAGGTGGCCTCGCTATAGCGTATACATTTACCGGTGAAAACCTCATATCTTCAGAAGAAGCCAAAAAAATGATAAAGTCTGGAAAAATAAAAAAGGTCATTGATGTTCGAACATACGTTGAATACAAAATGGGACACTACCCGCGTGCTTTACATCTACCTGTAAATAAAATGAACAGAAAGACCGTTTCAGAACTCCCAAAAAAAGGTTTGCTCGTCTACTGCAACACTGGACAAAGGGCCAGAGTTGCGGCAGAGAAATTAGTTGATTTAGGATTCCAGGACGTGTATTACATTTCAGGGCACTATTCAACTCTTACGTAAAATATAAGTAACACGGAATAAAATAACACATAAATTGAATAAATACACAAATCATAAACACTCCAATATATAACATTCAGTGGTATTCCAGTGGAACAAAATACTAAATGCCCAAATAAACAAGGGAGCGTATATTTGTTATTATCTGTGCAAACTACAATCACAGATAATATAAAATTTATTACTTGAAGTACATCATTGAAAAATATGAATATAGACAAAAAGTGTGTCACCACAATGAGTTTCATGTACTCCCATGCACCCCTTTCAAATTTCCACATTCGATTACTATAAGTCCTAGGAATTAACTGTATAACAGTTTCTATATCTTTTTTACCTTTAGCCAAACAAAGAGATTTATCTGGATTCATAACCAAATACCAGACATCTCGCATACTTAAATTACATGTTTAAACTCTAAGTATCATGCTTTGACTTTGTTCCAGTCGCGTTTAATTTCCTTTGAAAGTTTGTTAATTTTGTCACCAAGCTTTTGTGCACTCTTGATGTCACCCTTTTTGTAAGCTGCTGATTGCTTGTCAAATAATTTATTGAGCTTCTCCTGTTTTTTACCAGCTCTCGCAAAAGTTCTATTGATTTGTGTTTGCCTCTCCTTGAGTTGATAAAGTTTCAAAAGTGGATTTGTCATTATTATGATACGTCTATATTATTTCAACTTCACACCCAATACTCTACGCAGTTTCTGGAGAATTGAATTATCTGGAATAGCCTTCCCAGACTCGTATGAATTAATCACATTCGCGGGTACACCTATAGCATTTGCTAAATCTTTTTGTGTTTTAAAACCTTTAGCAATACGCCCCTGCTGAATCGTATTCGCCATAGACACGGATACTTTATCATGTGTATCAATCTCAGTTCGATCCAATTTTTGTTCCTTTGTCACTTCACGGTGCGGTCGAGACATTTTTTGAGTCGTGGGTGTAGACTTTCCATGAATGACGACAGGCGCCCAATCTTGATGGTTCATTTTTCATGTGGCGCCCTTCGTTTTTAATAATCTTTCAAGGCGTGATGCTTCTTTGTTTGGAAACGTCGTGAGTATCATCGCCGATTTAGTCAAGTGCACTTGCCCATGGTTCTTCGCAGACACAACATCTTCTACGCGCACCAAATCCACGGGTACCATAGACATACAATTGGATTTACTGTATTTCACTGCAAGTATCGCTGCATCACGTTTAGTTTCTCGAGGAATAACATCGCCTTCGTAACACACGACCACATGCGAACCTGGTAAGTCTGATACGTGTAACCACCACTCTTTCGGATAGCTCGACTCAGTCAGTGCACTGTTATCCTTTGCATTCTCACCCACCTTAATGGTAATTCCATCGAGTGATATGAATGTTCGCATAACTTATTTAGAATCTATGTTTTTATATAGGATATGGCCAGAACAACAACTACTACGAGAGAACAGACGTGTAACAAAAGGGATAATTACGTATTGAAAATGTTTACATGGCACTTATATAAGTCATTACATAATCTTGAGTTCTTGGTCGCCTATGCGTACATGCGTATGATCGAAACCAAATTTGTGGTCAAGAAATTGAAAACGAGCGATCTGAAGTTTGTTCAATCTTACTGAATGCAATTTTCTTGATTCGAGCCTTCATTCGTTCTATATGATCTGTGGAAATGAGAACACAGTGTTCCACAAAAATCTTACCTCTATGTTCGACCACGAGGGGTCCGCCAGTACCAATAGTCGCGTTAAGGATGTTCAACATGCTTGATTTTTTAAAGTGTCTGTGTGTGTCTTAGGATATTTTTATTGATTTATTAATGTATATGCACGTGGTCCTCAAGCCAAGTCCTACTCTCACACACAAGTACAGGGTTACTCTCCCAAATAAGAATACTATAGACATTGGATCCAAGAATTCACCCGATTACACAGATCACGGAAATCCACGGCTCATGAGAGCACATCTTCTCAGACGCGGTGCACAAATACCAAAAGATGTGAGAACAGAGACCGACCCATACGAAATACACAGAGGTATGCTTTATGCGGACACCAGCACGGAAGAAAATTGGGACGATCCCTTTCGTGCGGGGTATTGGGAAAGGTGGCTCCTTTGGAGTTATCCAAACGTAAACCAAGCGCAGTTATGGTTAACCATGCGCAAAGGCATTCTATTCATGCCCACAGAAGAAATGCTTTGGTTCTGTGATGAACGAAAAAAATTTTAAACGCCAGTAGATCCAAAACCACCAGAACCGCGATCAGTCTCGGTAATTTCACTGATTTCTCGAACACTCGGCGTTTCACATCTTTCTAAAATAAGTTGCGCGATTCTGTCTCCTTTTTTGATTTCGAAATCTTTGTCGCCTTGGTTGAATAGTACGACCTTGACCTCGCCAGTGTAGTCCGGATCTATGACACCCGCACCGACTTGGATACCGTGCTTGACAGCGAGACCTGAACGGGGCGCAACCCGACCATACACATTTACTGGCAAAACAATTGAGATCCCCGTCCCGACAAGATGCCGTGAGTTATGTGGTACACAGCAATCCTCGACACTGTATAAATCATATCCAACAGCATGAGAAGAACCCCGAGTTGGAATAACAGCATCTTCAACCAATTTCTTAACGCAAAGTTCGCTCATTTATGTATAGGGGAACGTAATCTTTATCTCAATTAAGGAATACACAAATTATTTTATAAATGTGGTCCATTCACAACGCGGTCGTTCGCGCATCGTCTGAACCAAGAACTGATTATGATAAACTCAAAAAACGTATCAATCGTATGACCGTCGCGTACGGGGGTGCACTCACGTCCATGTATTTTATCACACAGGGTGCGGAGCAGGGTGTGTCTTCCACGATTGGTGTCGCTACGTCTCTGGCTTACATATCACTCCTCGAAAATCACGTGGATAACATCGAAAGTTCACCGTTTCAAAAACAGTTATTGGCTCCCATTGGAACCGCTGTATTTGAAACTGTGTGGAACAGTGCACCGTTTGCGTTTGATTTTGATTACGGCGCGACATTCGTCGGGTTTCTCGCGTACAAGGTGGCGCTATTGAGTGTCGTATATGATGAAGTAAGGAAAATGTTGATATCTGATGATTAAAACGTATTCTACTAGCCCGAGAACTTCTTAATTTTACCGGTCACGATGTATTCATCGATCTTGCTCGCGATACCTTTACCGATACCAGGCACCTTTTGAGGTCCTTTGGAAATAACGCTACCGTTCGTGACTTCGAATTTGAGTTTGCGGATAGCGTCGGCGGCTTTCTTGTAAGCCTCACTCTTGTGAGTGTTTTTCTCAGATTTCGAGAGCAATTCCAATTGCTCGGCAATGTTTTTATTCGTAGTGAATGTCTTGGACCTCTTAATTTCACCAGTTTCAAGAAATTCATTTATTTTTCGGACGGTACCCTTTCCGATACCACACATGTGGGAAAGTTCTTCGCCGTTGGTTACCTTGAAATCAAGGTGGTAGATCAGATTAGCGGCTCTTTCGTACACAGCTTTCTTGTATTCATTTTCTTCCTCTTTGGCGAGCTCATCGAAAGCTTCCGTGAGAGGTAAGTTGTAACAGACAAAGTAGTTATCGTCAGATTCAGATTCAGATTCAGATTCAGGTTCAGATTCTGTTTCATATTCGGAGTCAGAGTCAGATGCAGCGGATTCGTCTTCACTCACTTCAGCGTAGTGAAGCATGGTTTCGTATTCCAGGATAGCCTTTTCTTCTTCACATTTGCGGAGACGCTCTTTGAGTTCGGCGTTCTCCTTTTCAAGGTTGGCGATGTAGGTAGCGATAGATTGAGAGTTCATGTTTGACTGAGTCTTGTGATTTTAATGATAGGTCAAAGTGACTTAGGTATTCAAATCAGTCATCGATTGTTATTTACGAAAACGCATCCTACATTGAGTCTATCACATGGAGACCGGACTGGAGCGAGTTCTGCGGTCTTCATGAAATATTTATTAAAATAAATTCGGTATGTATCATCTCAAATCTTTATAAGTTGTTTTAGTTTCCATAATTTCTACGAGCCTCGTTCTCTACGTTCCTCAATATATTCTTATAGTTCTCTAATTTAGCCTTCCTGTTTGAGGCATAATTTTCCGCCCATTCGGTAATATCTTCACCTATGTATGGGTAATTCTCAAACGTGTAACGTTTTAAGAAAGCCCTGTATCGTTTTGTCCGCACATCGAGCTTCTTTTTTGGCTGTCCGGCAGCAGCGACACTCTTTTTGTTTTTAATATTCTTCAAGAGTTCTTCACGCGTCTTCTTAACAAGTTTTCCATCTACCGTCTTTGTGAGCCTCACTTTGGCTTTCTTTGCCATTTCCTTGTCGGCCATTGTAGGCATTGGTTTCTTCGCTTTCAAAACATTCTGAACGTTCTTAGAAAGTTCTTCGCGAGTCTTCTTAACGCGTTTCCCATTTACTATCTTTGTGAGCCTCACCTTGGCTTTCGCGGCAGCTTTTTTGTTAGCTTCTGTGGGCATATCAACCATGTTTAATTATATTATTTAGACATATTTTTTTCATCTATCTCAAATCTTTATCCGCCGTGTAATATGTTTTACCTTTCATTACAAAACTATGAACTCTCGCATAACCCCATGCTTGTGGAGAAACACCTGGACGATGCCCGGTTCTCCACGCAGCAAGTCCTCTATTGTAAATAGTCTGAAGAGTTTTGAGGGGTATCTTCGTAGCCTTTGCTATTTCGGGGAGGGACTTCGCGTTCGGGTACTTTTCGCGGAATCGTTTCGTGTACGAGGAGGCGCGCGTTTTCACGTTCTTATCGGTAGAGAATTTCGTGTATGTTTTCTTTTTCATTTTCATGTATCTAGTTTCTACGTCCTTGAGTGTCTTGAGCCCCCTGAAATATTTAAGGGGTGCGTATAATGGACCCTTTGTTCTTCGCAGTTCGCGAACTTTCTTAGATATTTCCTGATCGGTGAGGGTCATCTTACTTATTACACATAATTTAATCAAACCAATCGTAATCATCTTTAACTTTCTGTTCACACCGGCGACATTTATGATACGAATCCGCATGTGGATTATAAATCTTACAAGTTCCTTTACACGCTGTACAATTGTGGTCACATTTTAGTTTCTTCTTGTACACATATTTACGCGGGTGTTTCGTCCTGGAATTGGTTTGTAAATCCATGGATTTCCATATCATAAAATTTGCCGTGATGATCTTTGTCATACTTTACTTTCCTAAAAATTTAATCGCTTCTTCAATGCTATGAAACACTTTGTCACCAAATTTCACGCGCCCAGTTTCGGTGCAGTACAAACCGCACCGCCCTTTATAAGAAGCCTTGTGAATCATCTTTAATTTTAGGTGTGTTAAACCTTTGACTTAGTTAAACAAAAAAGTCTAAATTTGTATAAGATGAGTCTCGAAATAATCATAGGCAATATGTTTTCTGGTAAGACGTCGGAGCTAATTCGACGTCTTAAAAGATATAAAATCATGGGTAAAAAAATTGCAGTCATAAATTCTACAAAAGATACTAGATGCGAAGGACATGTGATTCACACACACGATGGAGTAAAGTTTGATTGTATAAAAGTTAGACACTTATCACAGTGTCTCGCAGACGAAAAGTTTTGTGAATCAGAAATAGTCGCCATAGACGAAGCGCAATTTTTTACGAATCTCAAGGAATTTGTACGCATGTGTATATTTCTTAAAAAGACTATCATTGTAGCGGGTCTGGATGCAACGTACAATCAAGAAAAATTCGGTGAAATTCTGGATTGCATCCCCATGGCAGACGAAGTGACGAAGCTATCAGCTCTATGTATGAAATGCAAGGATGGAACACCCGGGCCTTTTACCAAGCGTTTGGTTGACGCAAAGGAAGTAGAACTCGTAGGTGGAAAGGAAACATACGAAGCTGTGTGTAGATTTCATCTCTTGTTCTAGAATCTCTTAATATCCAATATCAACACAATCCTTCTATCATCCGTGGTCTTTTCAACTTTATGATACCTCGAATGATCGAAAACAAAATCTTCACCCGCCTTATGTTCATGCGTCTCAAATTCTGTATCTAGTGTACTCGTACCCTCGAGTGTGAGGTGGTACCGCAAATACAAATTGTGTTCTGCGCGATGGGGTGGAATAGTTATAGGACCATCCATCACAGCTACCATTCCACCCACGACACTTGGCATCATGTCTACACGATTCTTTATGAGCGGGAAATCTTCTAGTTTATAATAATAATATTTATCTGTTTTTTCAAACCACGCATCGTCGTCATGAAAATAGTACTTTTTAGCCTTTTCCATACCTTCGTAAATAGCTTCTAACATTTCCCTATGATATAATCGCAATATCCACACGTCACTAAAATCTTGTGGATGGTAAAATGGTTTGTATAATAACATATCTATGAGTGTATTTCTCATACCCACGAGTGGTCTGAGTGGTTTGCGAAAATATAAACGATCGATTGGATTCTTAAAGTAATCAAAGGCAATCAAAACGATCGGAAACAGGAGACACTTTATTATTTTCTCCATCTATAATAAATGCCAGGTTATAAAGGAAAAGAATACTACGCACCAGAGCCAACTGAAGAAGTAGATACACTTGATAAACGTTTTTTCATGGGTCTCACTAGAACACAGACCGGTTTATTTGCACCACCAGTGATTTATTTTTCGATGGTGCTCCTCGTCGTTCTCATGGCACTCCCAGCCGTATACAAGAAGCGACCAGGACTTCTTTTCCCACTTGCCGTTGGTTTGTACATCAACGGTATCCACTTGTACCACCACTACATGCTCTTGAAAAAGTAAATTAATTTAGATGTGTATATTAATAGAATGTTCCTATCCAAGGTTTTCGCAAACTTGATATTTCAGTCACTCGTGACATACGGCTTTGCGAAGACTACCATAGAAGACCCAAAAATGAGCGAAGCGTTCGCCAAAAATGCACTCACATACATGATCGCGTGGTTCGTCGCGCTTCTCATGTTCGCGTTCACCAAGAATATTATCACACGATTCATGCTTTTCACCGCTATGTCCGCCGTGGCAGGTATGTTCTTGGGTGTCAGAGGTAAGAAAGACGCGAAAGAAGCACTTCTCGATGCAGTCACGATTTTCATCGCGATGTTTACACTCGGTGTAATCACGCGGATGCTCGGGTACGATCTTCGCGCGCTTGGTTCAGTGTTGTTCG